AAACAATTAACCATGGAATTCATTAGCGTTGTTAAAGGAGTTCCCGAAGGGTTACCCTGATATGTTCTATATATCACGTTACCATTAATATGGTACGTATTATAAGTAGCCTGAATAATTTGTGTTCTGATATCTGAATATTCATCATTATACCATTTATTAATAATAGAAGATACTTCCATAATTAATTGATATGGTAATGATTTGTCATAATTTCCAAAATCACCAGCAAAGTAATTTCCTTCATCTCCTTGTCGAAATATTCTATGATAGAGTGCTGACCACTGTTGACCATGCGGATTTATACCTATAGCTATCTCCAGATCAACACAATTATTATAGATAAAACCCAAGAAACCGCCAAAGTATTTACGAATAATTATATTCCATGCAAAGTCTGAACACATAAACATCCGTGTTTTCTTTTGTAATACTTTCTCAATGGGTCGTAATTCATCTTTGAGTAAATCATTTACAAACACTACAGGTATTTCTCCCTTGTCTAATTGATCTTCTAATTTTGTAATGCGATCCAAAACTTGTTGTTTCAACTTATAATAAGTTATGTTATTCTCTTCGCATTTTTCAACTAGCCATTGTTTTCCAGAACATTGTTGAGGTCGATACCAGATAAAGGGATAACCCTCAGAGGTATTCATAGCTAATCCATTTAATCCAATATTCAGATCTCCATTTACCGCACTATGCAATGAAATTTTTCCATATTTAATGTATTTAGCAGTGGGTAAACTCGTCAAATGATCCAATAAAGAATCCGATGCTCGTTGAATAGTCTCGTATGGAATAAAATCACAATATGTTGAAAATTGTTTATCAACTTGCATTTGCATTGGATTAACTCCATCTTTTGTATGCAGGATTGCTGGCACATAATTCTTCAAATTAGGAAATTTTTCTGTTACGTAATTATATAATGAAGTTTTAATCAGATTAGACTTTGTAGGATATCGTGCCGCATACTTCCCTTCTAAAACAACTAGAGGATCGACAAATTTCGCTTGATATTCATCAAAATTTTTATGATTAACAGCAAGAGAATATTCAATAGATTCAGAATCAAGCACATCTTCCACAGTATCAGGAATATTACCCAATCGCATATCATCAAGATCCTTCTTTAATATCATAGAAGCTATACTTTTGACGGGACTACCTGCCTGATGTATGCCAGCAATAATCATTTGAGATCCACTATTTATTGGTTGTACAATGAGCTTGCCACAATCTCCTTTCTGGGTAACTTTCTCATATTCTAGGCATACTCCAGGACTATATAAAACTCGCTTTGGTTCATCATCTATTATACGGGTAATATAATATTTATTTTGAGGTCGCTTTTTAATTCCTCTTAAGTTAATAAATTGTGATGGGAAAACTTCTTCCAGCGATTTTGGGTAATTATAATCCATTACAGATGACGATATTCCAATTAGCCAAGCAGCCTCTTCACTTACAGTGGATTCTTCTTCCGGAAAATATTTAATAATACTCGGAAATTCACTAACTTGTTTTGGAAATTCAATTAATGCCACATCCTTAGTATCATGATATGTCAATTTTAATTGCTTAAGAGATCCACTCCATATAAGTTTTTGTCGTTTGTCCCCACACCCTACAATTGTAACTTCATGATCATTACTGGATGGAATCATACACTCCAACGTATGTCTGGTAGTAAGTGCGTATCGACCACCTATAAAAACCATTTGGTTTCTAATACGATCACACCATATAATTGCCATATTATTCTTTACTAACGAAGTAGCACCTTTTAGTATGTGAGACATTTGAACATCTGTGCTTTGAGCACTGAGAAATTTTCCTCCTTTCCCTTTAGGTCCTTTCTTAAAAGGTGGCATTGTTTTATGAACACCACCTCTTTGAGATGATTTAAACTTCTTAGCTTGTCTTTGATTATAATCCGGTCTCTCACGTGGAAGTGTACTTTCCTCAGAAGGAGTTGAACGTTGTTTCCAAATGTATCCCGCAATAGCCAAGACAGAAAGAATTCCAGCTACTATGTAGTTAAAATTCTTTGCAACAAAATTTGACCAATGGTTGAATAATTGAATGATGTTGTCTTTCAATCGAGGAATGTTGACCCTAGGAGTATTTAAGCAGTGAACATCAATATTATATCTTAAAGCCAAAGTATGTAATGATGATACTCCTATTAAAACACGTAAATGAGATTTCTTCTGTTTAATCCATTCAAAAAGTCCTGTTATAGATGCAGTTAGATCCTCTGTTTTTAAACACGAAATCAATGAAATAAAAGATTGTATAGAATTTCGGACGGAATTTGAGTAAATATCGAAATAAGAAGAAACTGCAGACCAATAATTAGGCATTTCAGTGTCAGG